TGGACAAACAGCGTCTGGTTTATACTCTCTTTTTATTCCAATGGAATGGAATTATGAAGGATTCATTGATGAACACGGAATTCCAGTCTTTGATAATCCGGACCATGATGTCTTCGATCCACACGGAGAGTTAATAGACATAGGAGTTGTAGAGAACTGGCAGAATGAAGCCGATGGTTTAAAAGGAGATCAAGATGCTTTAAATGAATTTTACCGACAGTTTCCAAGAACAACAGAGCATGCATTTAGAGATGAAGCCGCTGGAAGTATATTTAACCTAGTCAAAATATACGAGCAAATAGATTACAACGAAGAAATGACTAGAACTTTAGGAATAACTCAAGGTAATTTTCAGTGGGTTAACGGTATAAAAGATTCTACTGTTATATTTTATCCAGATAAAAAAGGTAGATTTAAAGTAAGCTGGGTGCCACCAACACATATTCAAAACAAAGTTGTAATAAAAAACGGAATCAAACATCCGGGCAACGAACACATGGGGGCTTTTGGTTGTGATAGCTATGATATATCAGGAACAGTAGATGGTAAAGGATCTAAAGGTGCACTACATGGATTAACTAAATTTTCTATGGAAGACGCTCCGGCTAATAGTTTTTTCTTAGAATATCTTGCAAGACCACAAACCGCTGAAATATTTTTTGAAGATGTGTTAATGGCTTGTGTGTTTTATGGAATGCCAATACTAGCAGAGAATAACAAACCTCGTTTGTTGTACTACTTTAGAAGACGAGGTTATAGAGGTTTTAGCATGAACAGACCTGATAAAATATGGAACAAACTATCTGTGGCTGAAAAAGAAGTTGGTGGAATACCTAACTCAAGTGAGGATATAAAACAAGCTCATGCTGCCGCTATTGAGATGTATATTCAAAGCCACGTTGGCATAAGGCAAGACGGATCATTTGGAGACTGTTACTTTAATGAGTTGTTAAATGATTGGTCAAGATTTGATATAAACAAAAGAACAAAGCACGATGCGTCTATTAGCTCTGGTCTAGCTATTATGGCTAACAACAGGCATTTATACGCGCCAAACGCAACTGTAGAAAAACCAAAACTAAATATAAGTATTGCTAAGTATTCAAATAACGGCAATGCATCTAAATTAATCAAAGAATAAATATGGCTGAGTCGTTTATGAACAATTATTTCCCAAGCCAAGTCGTAAGTGATTTGGAGAAAATGAGCTATGATTATGGCTTAAAAGTTGCTAAAGCTATTGAGAATGAATGGTTTTATTCAGATAGAGGTTCTAACAGAGCAAGAACAAATCAAACTAATTTTCACAAATTAAGATTGTATGCTAGAGGAGAGCAACCTATACAGAAATACAAAGATGAACTATCTATAAATGGTGATTTATCTTATCTTAATTTAGACTGGAAACCAGTACCAATAATACCTAAGTTTGTTGATATTGTTGTGAATGGTATTGCAGACAGAACTTATGATGTAAGAGCTTATTCTCAAGATCCTTTTGGAGTTAGTAAAAGAACTGAATACATGGATTCTTTATTGAATGACATGAGAACTAAAAAAATTAGTGAATTTGCTGAACAAGCATTTGGTATGTCTTTACTTAATAATGACAAAGAAGAATTACCAGATTCAAAAGAAGAGTTAGATTTACATATGTCTTTAACATATAAGCAAGCTGTTGAAATAGCAGAAGAACAAGCTTTAAATGTTTTGCTAGAAGGTAATGATTACGAATTAACAAAGAAAAGATTTTATTACGATTTGGCTGTACTAGGTATTGGTGCTGTTAAAACAAACTTTAATACATCTGAAGGAGTAACTATCGACTATGTTGATCCAGCAGATTTAGTATATTCTTATACTGAGTCACCTTATTTTGATGACATATATTATGTAGGTGAAGTAAAAATGATACCTATAAATGAATTAGTAAAACAATTCCCTAAACTTTCTCAAGAAGATTTAAAAGATATAGTTAAAAACAAAAACCATCACAAAACTAACTATCATAACACTAACCATAATTTAAACGAAGAAGATAATAATAAAGTTCAAGTTTTATATTTTAATTATAAAACCTATATGAACGAGGTTTATAAAGTAAAACAAACTGGTGCTGGTGGTGAAAAAGCTATAGAAAAAAACGATACATTTAATCCTCCTCAAAACTTAGATGGAGATTACGAAAAACTAGAAAGATCAGTAGAGTGTTTGTATGAAGGAGCTATGATATTAGGTAGTGAAAAATTACTTCAATGGGAAATGTCTAAAAACATGATGCGTCCTAAAAGTGATTTTACAAAAGTAAAAATGAATTACGCTATTACTGCTCCAAGAATTTACAATGGAAACATAGAGTCATTAGTTGGTAGAATAACTGGTTTTGCTGATATGATACAGTTGACTCACTTAAAACTACAACAAGTACTGTCACGCATGGTACCAGATGGTATTTATTTAGATGCTGATGGTTTGGCTGAAATAGATTTAGGTAATGGAACAAACTACAATCCTCAAGAAGCGCTGAACATGTTCTTTCAAACAGGATCTGTTATTGGTAGAAGTTTTACTTCTGAAGGTGATATGAATCCAGGTAAAATACCTATACAAGAAATACAATCAGGATCTGGTAGTGGTAAAATGCAAAGTTTAATACAAACTTACAACTATTATCTACAAATGATAAGAGATGTAACTGGTTTAAATGAAGCTAGAGACGGTAGTACACCTGATAAAAACGCTTTAGTTGGAGTACAAAAACTTGCAGCTGCTAATTCAAACACAGCAACAAGGCACATATTACAGTCAGGATTGTTTTTAACAAAAGAAGTTTGTAACTGTTTGTCATTAAGAATATCAGACATTCTAGAATACTCACCAACAAAAAACGCTTTTATACAACAAGTTGGCGCTCACAATGTAGCAACGTTAAAAGAAATGTCAGAACTTTACTTATATGATTTTGGTATATTTATAGAGCTAAGTCCTGATGATGAACAAAAAGCAATGCTAGAAAACAACATACAAGCTGCAGTTGCTCAACAAGCTATAGATTTAGAGGACGCAATAGATCTTAGAGAAATTAAAAACGTTAAGTTAGCTAATCAATTATTAAAAATAAGACGTAAAAAGAAAAAACTAGAAGACCAAAAAATACAGCAAGAAAACATACAAGCACAATCAGAAGCAAATATCAATGCTCAAAATGCAGCTGCAATGATGGAGGTTAAGAAAAACGAAGCTGTTACAATGAGTCAAATGCAGCTTGAAGAAGCTAAAGCAGGTTTAGCATCTAAAGCTTTAGAGCAAGAAGCGGCTATAAAGAAAGACTTGATGGACCATGAGTTTAAACTTAACATGCAATTGAAGAGAATGGAGACTGAAGTTACAAATTCAAAAGACTCTAGCAAAGAAGATCGTAAAGACCAAAGAACAAAAATTCAAGCAACTCAACAAAGTGAGATGATTGATCAAAGAAATAACCAAAAACCACCTAAAAACTTTGAGCAAGCAAGTAATGATAACTTAGGCGGTTTAGGTATTTAAAAATTATTAACTATTATTATATTATATTATGGAAGAAAAAAACGAAGTAGTTGAAGAAACTACAAAGCAACAACCTATTGTTGACGATAAAGTTGACAAGATAAAAATAAAAAAGAAAATTAAAAAATTTACTCCAGAAGAAGATTACAAAGTAGATTTAAACAAACCACAAACACCAACAACCGATGAAATTAAAGAAGATAACCTTGACGACAAGGGAGTGGTTGCAGAGCCTGATAATGCCGAGCCCACAGAAAAACAAGAAGAAGTACAACCGCAAGAACAAACACAAGAAGAAGGTCCAGTATTAGTAGATGTAACTAATGAAGAAGTTAAAGACGAAGCAGAAACTTTAACTGAAAACTTAATAGACGCTACCATAGAAAAGCAAGAGACTGGAACACCTTTGCCTGAAAATTTACAAAAAGCTGTAGATTTTATGCAAGAAACTGGTGGTACTTTAGAAGATTATGTAAATATTAATCAAGACTATTCTAAATTAGACAATGATACATTGTTAAGAGAGTTTTACCAACAAACAAAACCTCATTTAGATAGTGAAGAGATTAGTTTCTTAATGGAAGATCAATTTTCTTATGATGAAGAAAGTGATAACGAAAGAGAAATAAAAAGAAAAAAATTAGCATTAAAAGAGCAAGTTGCCAATGCTACTCGCCACCTGGACGGGCAAAAGTCCAAATACTATGAAGAAATAAAAGCTGGATCAAGGCTAACGCCAGATCAACAAGATGCTATAAGTTTCTTTAACAACTACAACGAAGAGTCGGAAGCAAACAACAAAGTTGCCGAAAAAGGTAAATCTGTATTTTTACAAAAAACAAATGACGTATTTGGAAATGAATTCAAAGGTTTTGACTTCAAGGTTTCAGATAAAACGTTTAGATTTAATGTAAAAAATGTTGAACAAGTTAAAACTTCTCAAAGTGATATTAACAATTTTGTTTCTAAATTCACTAATAAAGAGAATGGTTTAATGAGTGATGCTAAAGGTTATCATAAATCCTTATACGCAGCTATGAATCCAGACGCTCTTGCAAGTCATTTTTACGAGCAAGGTAAAGCAGATGCTTTAAAAAGCAGTGTTGCTAGATCTAAAAACGTAAGCATGGCACCTAGACAATCATTCAATACAAGTGAAACGGATGGTTTAAAGGTAAGAGCACTAGACGATGGAGCGCCTAACTTTAAGTTTAAGTTCAAAAACAAAAATAAATAATAAATTTAAAAATAAAAACAAATGGCATTAACACCAGGAGGTAGTTTAAATTTAACACCAGCTTCAATAAAAGCGACGTTAAATACAAACTATCTAGATTTTACGGGTACTACGGATACAACGTGGGCTCAACAATATTTACCAGATCTTATGGAAAAAGAAGCTGAAGTTTTCGGTAACAGAACAATTTCAGGATTTCTTTCACAAGTAGGAGCTGAAGAGAGCATGGCAGCTGATCAAGTTGTATGGTCTGAACAAGGTAGATTACACTTGACTTACACATGTACAGTTACAACTGCTGCAAGTAATTTAATAACAATTAACGATCATATTGACACTAACGCTGTTTACGCTAATGGGTCTCACGGTATTAGAGTTGGTGATACGGTTATTTTATCAACAGCAACTAAAACTGTTAA